AGCGTTGACGGTGGGGTTGTCGCTATGGTCAACCCGGAAAGTCCGCCAACCCATAGCTTGAGCCTCTAACGCTTCCGCGTCGGTATCGCACGACGCCATCAAGATGGTCTTAAACCTCGGATCACACGTCCGCCATGTATGCGTGTATCCGGTATGACCGGGCCTATCCGCCAATAGTTCCTCTATCGTCTCAAACGGAACGCTCGTGGGTTCTCCGTATGCGCCTAACCGTATAGGTACATCACGCTTCCCGTAGTCCACGGTTTCGCCATAACCTTTATCGGTCTCGTATTGCCACACGCTACGCGGGCCTTGATCAAGGTTGACGTAGCACACGTTACCGCGTAACGGACATTCACCACACGTTGCGGTGTCTAGCCCGAGGTCAACGGCTGTGCGCGGTTTCACTTCCTGAAGTAAAAACCATGCTTGATGCATGTCGCCCGTTTTAGGGTTGGCCGATGCGGTTCTGGTTCCGGTCAAGATACCGTATATAGGTTGACCGTCAAGGTTACTAGGCCCGTCGTGGAATTTGAATCCGTTACCCATTAGACGTATACCTCACAACCGTCGGAACCAAACCATAGGTTGAAACCCGACGGGTTGAATTCTAGGGATCGAGTCTGTCCATCTTTGGTCAAGTCCGTGACCAATGCGAAACTCCGCAGTTTGAGATCTAGGGTCAACCGTCCAATGTAACGGGTACTCGGTTTCGTGTCGCCAATAGTCCCGCCAACAACCGCGCATACTTCCCGTTGACCGCGTTTTGTAATCCGGTCAACGCCCTTCCCGATACTGATCGGGTTATTGATGATCACGTCGGTCAAGCTAAAGTTGACGCTATGGGTCACTCCGGTTTCCTTGACCAACCAACCGTCCGTTGACCTATGGGCGTTAACGACTGACCATAGATCCGTTCCGTTGTTTTGTTTCTTAGCGTTGAGGTTCCTATATACGCCTTGCATTATTCGTAGTCCTCAACCGCTTCGAGTTCCGCTATGTTTTCCTCGGTTAGGGTTTCGAGTACATCGGAGTCCAATGCTAGGGCTAGTCGTTGTTTCATGGGTCTCATACCTCGGTAAGATTTACGGTCCTTTGGGCAACCGCTGACAGGATGGTATAACAACTGTTATACAATGTCAAGCGATCAGAATAATCTGATATAATCAGTAACGTAGCGGGTAACCGCTAACGACGTGCAACCCTCGGAGTAATAGGGTTGAATAGTCCATTGGAAAAGTACGGACTATTGCGTGTTGAGGTATTAGGGAACCGTAACGGGACGGCGGACTTAGTAGAGGTCCTCTGCTAAGTGTGTTCAACCTCAACGGCTGTTAACCTAACCGGGTAGCAGTTAATCGCGAAAACGTGACAAATAAGACAATGGGAAAATTGTTTCTATGAAACTATCCAATAAACGTGAGACATTCTGTCAATTGGTAGCGTTGCAAGGTATGAACCCGACACAAGCATATAGGGAAGCTTACAACGTCACTAGTGACCGGAAACGGACCTCAACCGAAAATGCTTCGAGGTTGATGAAAGATAGCAACATTCAGCAACATATAAGCAACCTCAAGGATACTCTGATAGATAAAATAGTGACTGATACAGCCTGGACACGTGAGAAATTTATAACTGAGGCTGAAAATAACCTAAATCAGTCCCGAGAACTAAATCAGATGAACCCGGCAAATACATCATTACAATTGATAGGACGGGTAACCGGGATACTCGAAGATAAACCAAATAATCAAATAAACATTGGTATCGTTGAGACTTTAGGACGGTTACCGGACTCCGTGTTGCAGCAACTAGAGTCCATGACGGGAACCGAGGAAACAATAGAACCAATAGGAACTATAGAAACTAGTTTCAAGGTCCTCGAACCCGAGCCTGAATAGGTGCTGGCTTAAACGTACCCGGATGCGTGGGTGCATTAACCCGGAGGCGCGGGGGTACCCTGAAACCGCATGGGGGCGGGGTACTGGTATGGTTATGGGTCACACAGCGGCTCCTGCGACAGTTCCAAAAGCCGCTCCTGCTTCTGGCTTATCCGTTTCTGTTTCTTCAAAGGCTGTTCCAAAAATACGCATATGACTATTTTTAAAAGGCGGTTCTATGTCTCATGTAGCTTTGAAATGCCCTGATTGTGAGAGGCTGACGACCTATAATGGCCGGGGGCGTTGTCGTTGTGGGTCTTATCTGATCCATCACTTCAAAGGATCGGTGTACATTGACCCAGAGAGGAAGACCTGGGATATGAGAGACGGGGACAACCCTCTTCTTATTGAGCCTGCGCCGATGGGTTCTATTCGTCAGATAAGGAATAGACGGAAGCGAGTGAGTTAGGAGCGGAGATGGTTGATATCGATCTGGCTGCCTTGGGTTTGAGTGAGGAAGAGAAGGCACAGGTAGCTGTATTAGCCAGTTACGAGAGGGCGAGGCGGTCTTATGAGAGGTTCGTTCCTTATGTGAAGATCTCGGAGAGTGGTGAGGGGATGGTCCCGCTGTTGGAATGGGACCATATCAAGACATTGAACCGGGTATTGACCGAGAGTAAGAGGATCGTGTTGGCAAAGAGCCGGCAGATCGGTATCACTACTGATCTCTCGGCTTTTGGTTTGTGGCACGCGATGTTCACGCCGCAGGCGTTGGTGCTTTATTTCAGTAAAGGGGAGCGGGACGCTTGGGAATTCCTGGCTAAAAGCCGGAACACCTATAAGAACCTTCCGGTGGGGTTACAGGAACCGCTCGGTGAGGGTACGGAGTTCCCGAATAACAGGGAGCAGATGAGTTTCCAGAACGGTGGCAGGATACTCACACTCCCGAGTACCGAGTCTGCGGGTCGTGGCCTAAATCCTACGCTCGTTGTCATGGACGAGGCCGACTTCCATGAGTACCTGGACGCGGCTTATAACGCGGTGAAGCCGGGGCTTGACGACAATGACGGGTATCTGGTGCTGACAAGTACCGTGAACCCCCAGAAAGCCCGTAGTCTGTTTCAAGACCTTTACAAGTTAGCGCCTGTGAACGGTTTCACGAAGCTTTATTTCGGGTGGAGGGCGAGGCCGGACCGGGACGATGCCTGGTATAAGAAGACGAAAGCGGAGTATGTGGACCAGGCGCTCTTCCAGAAGGAGCATTCCGAGACCGAGGCCGAGGCATTCGCGCCGGCGGCGGGTATCGCGGCCTTCAACCTGACCAGATTGACCGCTTTACAGGGGCAGGTGAAGCCACCTGTCATGCAGATACCCGTTGGTGTGACCACGGCCAACATCTATCAGGACTTCATCGCACTTCCCAACCAGCGGTATATGGCCGGGACCGACCCTTCGCACGGTGTCGGCGGTAACGGTGACGACGGGGTGACCGTCATCATGCATATGAACACGGGAGCGGTGGTAGCGGACATCAAAACGAACACGGTGCCGCCCGATCAGCTTGCGATAGCAAGCATGGAACTGCTGGAACGCTACAGGAACCCCATCTGGGCGATCGAGGACAACGAATGGGGCATCCTGGCGATCAGGACGGCCCAGGCGATGCGCTACCGGCACCTCTATCACCGGGACGACGGCAACAAGGTGGGCTGGCATACCGACGAACGCTCCCGAAACGTCCTCTGGGGTGACCTTAGAGAGGCCATCGAGACCGGACAGATCACCATCTTCAATGAAGACGGCCTCGCACAGTTCTTCGAGGTGATATACCGGGAGAGAAGGGAAGGACGGGTGCGGATCGAGGCCCGTTCCGGCGGTCACGACGACTATCCGACTGCGGTTGGTATCGCGTGGCAGATGCGGATGCACGCCAGGTTAGCCTCGAGGACACTGCCGACGGCGACGGTAGGTGACAATGGCACCTGGGGTAGTATAATGCATACTACATCTGGTAGGCGGTGGTGATATGCCCCAGGATATGAGGCCAACGGCGGACTCTGTCGCGATAGCGAGGAAGCAGTTGCAAGACCTCTGGTCCAACTGCCACGGTAAATGGGAACAGGTTGAC